CGACAAGTTAGACCTTAAACAAGATAAGGCATAAACATGGCAGACCAAGCCGCATATACCGCAGGATTAAATAAATCGACTCCATCAGAAGAAGAACGCAAAGAGATGCAGCGTATCCGTGATGAAGCTGCAATAGATAGGAATACCGACCTTGGGTATGAAAGGGCTACACGGGCTACTCCTCCTGCTGGCATGACTCCTGTTGGTCCGCCACGCAGTCAGCCTATTCGTAGAGCTAAGGGCGGGATGATCTCCGCTTCTAAGAGAGCGGACGGCATTGCAACCAAAGGTAAAACTAAAGGACGGATCATATAATGGAGCAGCCCCGCGATACCGGAAGAGGTCCAGTGCTGGCAAGGGCGGTAGAGTATGCAGCAAATTCGCCGGGAAGAGGTCCGGTGCTGGCTAAGATGGTGAAGCTGGGAGAAGAAGATCCCGGTCCGGGTCCAGTTCTAGCGAAAATGCTAAGGATGAATGAATATGGGTATAGCAAGGGCGGTTCAGTAAAGTCATCAGCCTCTAGAAGGGCTGACGGAATCGCCACTAAAGGCAAGACAAAAGGCAGGATGATCTAATGAAGGCTAAGAGATATGATATGGGTGGATCTGTAAATGGCGGCACTCCTAATCCGTCTCCATTGCTTTCTATTAACGCACCTGACAATTCAACACCGGCTCAAAAGCCGGGGTTCTTGAGCGTAGCTCCACCGGTCGGCATGAAGAAAGGCGGATCAGTTAAGGGTGTACGGGGTGGCGGGATAGAATCAAAGGGCAGAACAAAAGGAAGGTTCGTCTAATGGGTGCTTTAGCTAATATGGGATACGGCGCTATGCTGGGTCCAGATCTCCAGAAGAAGATGACCAAGCCGTTTGATAAGGCATTGTCAGCTACAGAGATGGACGAGCCTAATAAAGAAATGATGAAAGAAGCTAAATATAAGAAAGGTGGGTCAGTTTCCAAAAGGGCTGACGGGATTGCCACTAAGGGCAAGACCAGAGGGAGAATCGTATAATGGGACAAGGCGCAGCACCAGTAGGCGTGGGTTCATCCCCAGCTCCAATAGTAGCGCCACCAGTGTCTTCTGCAGCCCCTCAGCAGCCTCAATTCAATTCGTTCATGCAAGCCTATGGGCAGAACAATATACCTCAGCAGCAGGCGTTTAATCGTCCGCAGCCGCCACAGGGTCAGCAGCTTGAGCTTATGCCTCAGAATAGAGGCGGATATGACCGTCAGCTTGACCAGTTAAGGGGTCAAGGTCAGTATGGTCAACAAGGATCGCAAGCGGCGCTTATAAATAATTTTCTAAGAAGCCAGTCGCAACTACCTGCAACCGGTCAGCCAAGCACCCCGCCAGTGGGCGGGAAAGGTGGAGGATCGTCTCCAACCGGTAGATATTAATGAAAAAGGCTAAGATAGCCATAGTAATGAGGGAGTTTAAAAAGGGGTCACTCAAGTCCTCATCAGGACAGAAGGTGACTAATCCGAAGCAAGCTATCGCCATTTCTTTGAGCGAAGCTAAACGAGCCAAAGAGGGCGGAATGATGGGTAAATTATTTGGTGGCAAGGAGAGTTATAACGAAGAGTTTGGCGAAGCTAAGGCTGTAGCCAAAAGAAAGATAACCCCAGCTCAGTTTGCACGGGGAGAGAAAGCAGAAGGACACAAGGGTGAAGAGAAGAATGCTCGTCAGACCGCTGAGAAGATTATGTCTGGCAAGATCTCGCCTGCCGATTATGCAAAGAGTGAAACTACAGGAGAGAAGAAAATGGCTAAAGGTGGAATGTCAGGATTTCCAGTTAAGCGTAAGGGTGCAGTAGACAAGAAGACTGTTGCTATGTTAGCCAGCAAGATACTGGACGCAAAGATGGGTGCAGCGCCAATGGCTCCCCCAGTGGCTCCTCCAATGATGCCTCCGGGCATGAAGAAGGGTGGGTCAGTGTCTAAACGCGCTGATGGCGTAGCTGTCAGAGGTCGTACAGATCCTAAAGTGGTTAAGATGGCTGCTGGTGGTATGTCCGAAGCCTTGGCTAAACATGCTGCTAAACCCGCTTCCAAAGCCCACGCCGGTCTTAGAGCTGGTGGCTTCGCTCGTTCAGCAGATGGTATTGCTCAACGTGGTCGTACCAAAGGCAAGTTGCTTAACAAGGGTGGGCGGGTTATCTAATGCTACCAAGCCGTGGAATGGGCATTATTAGCCCAGCCAAGCTCCGCAAGATCAAGAAGCGTGATGGGGATAGCCCTGTCACGCTGTATAAACACGGCGGGGCTATAGGAAAGCAGCCTAAAGCTAAGTGATCAAGTGGGCTGAGTACCGAAAAGAATGCGGCAACGTGTTTGATTGGATAATACGGGCAACAGAAGAACGTAGAGACATGAAGTCTATTGAGGCAGAACGCTTCAGAGAGCTTTATGTTAAGAAGCCAATTGTAAATAAGAAGTAACTTATTATAGAGATTCAATGGCTAAGACCCCCGCATGGACGCGCAAAGAAGGCAAGTCTGAGAAAGGCGGTTTAAACGCCAAAGGACGGGCTTCATATAACGCAGCCAACCCAGACAAGCCCGGGTTGAAGGCTCCGCAACCAGAAGGTGGAAGCCGCAAGAAGTCATTCTGTGCCAGAATGTCTGGCATGAAAAAGAAGCTGACATCCGCTAAGACGGCAAATGATCCCAATAGCCGCATAAACAAAAGCCTTCGGGCATGGAAATGCTAAATGACCACATCAGGCACAGCATCATCTAACCTAGACCTCACTAACATTATTGAGGAAGCGTTTGAGCGCTGCGGGGCAGAGCTACGCACTGGTTATGATATCCGTACAGCAAGACGCAGTTTAAACCTCCTGACGGTCGAATGGGCTAACCGGGGGATAAACCTGTGGACGATTGAAGAGGGTGAGATACCGTTAGTTCTTAATCAGGTCTCATACAATCTGCCTGTTGATACGATAGATCTTCTAGAACATGTAACAAGGGTAGGAACGGGTTCAAGTCAGCAGGACTTGTCTATAACCCGTATTAGCGTATCTACATACGCAACCATCCCTAACAAGAACTCAACTGGTCGTCCTATTCAATTGTGGGTTAACCGCCAGTCAGGAGCCACCTACCCAATAGGTGGCAGACCAGAAGGCACAGACCCCACTACTGGGGTAGACCATCCTCAGATTTATGTATATCCAGCCCCAGATCAGAGCGATTACTACACGTTCGTCTACTGGCGCTTACGCAGGATACAAGACGCAGGCAATGGTATTAACACCCAAGACATACCCTTCAGGTTCCTTACCTGCCTGATTGCTGGCTTGGCATACTACCTCGCCGTTAAGATAGCTCCAGACCGCATACAGTCCCTAAAGGACCAGTATGAGGAACAGTGGAAGTTTGCTGCTGAAGAAGATAGAGACAAGTCTCCAGTGAGATTTGTCCCTCGCAGGGCTTATATTTGTGGGTAATAGGTTTGCGTCCGCCAAGAACTCGATTGCAGAGTGTGATCGATGCGGGTTTAGGTTCAAGCTAACACAGCTAAAGGCTTTGATCATCAAGACAAAGCAAGTTAATATAATTGTTTGTCCTGAATGCTGGGAACCGGATCAGCCTCAGTTACAACTGGGGATGTATCCAATTGATGATCCGCAGGCTGTAAGGAATCCTAGAAAGGATTTAAGCTATTTGCAGTCTGGTAATAGCGGGTTACAATTGGTTAATGGGTCAGGAACGGCTGTTGATGAAAACGGCTATCCTGAAGGCGGAAGTAGAATTATCCAGTGGGGCTATGCTCCTGTTGGAGGTTCTAGAGCAAACGATGTGGGGCTAACACCGAACTATCTAGCTTTATCATTCCAGCTAGGAACAGTAACAGTAGTTACAACTTAGGAGTTAACATGAAAATTATAATCGCAGCCGGTAAGCCTTCGGCAGGAACCGCAGTTAAGAAATTCCGCAAAGGCGGAAAGACCAATTTAGAAATGAAAGAGTTGGGTCGTGGATTGGCTAAGGTTGCTAATCAGAAGGTCTCTTCTTTCAAGTACAAGAACTCTGGGAGCAAATAATGGCTATTCCAGAAAAAGCATCTAGCGTTAACCCTAGTCAGCCAAAGCCTATTACTGGGTTATCAGAAAAGGATCTGGGTAATAACGGATATCCAAACAATATCCCTAACACACAGACCCAGAAGACCCGTGGTACTGGAGCCGCTACTAAAGGCACTGGTCACTCGAAGAAGATGGGCTAATGAATTACACGGAACTATCGCAGACAATTAAGGCATATTGTGAGAATGAGTTCCCACAAACAGTCAGTAGCTTTACGTCTGCCCAACAGATCAATACATTCATTGATCAGGCAGAGCAGCGGATATATAACAGCGTTCAGTTTCCTTCAATACGGAAGAATGTCACTGGGACGTTAACCGCTAATAATCAATATCTGTCAGCTCCC